CTTGGCTAGTGGCGTATTTTTGATTTAACACAAGCCCCTTAATAGGGGTTTTTTATTGCCTAAAATAACACATTAGCCAAATTGATTAAATAATAGTATAATTGACCTTGCCATATAATAGTTGGCAAATACTATTAAATTTCGTTCACCATATAACGAGGATATTTATATATGGATTCTGGTAAAGAAACTGATATTGAAGCCGAAGTAGTTCAACCTGTAGAAGACGTGGTATCTGACACAGAGACAAGCGAGGCGACACCACAAGCCGAAGCTACCGAGCAAACAGAAGTTTTTATTGAAGATGATGACGGCGACCAAGAAAAGCCGAAAAGCAGCATGACACAAGAACAAGCTCATGCAGCATTCCGAAAGGAACAGGAAAAAAGAAAGCGTAAAAATGAAGAGTTGGTAAAAGAAAAGGCTGAGCGCGAAAGATTGCAGCGTGAAGTTGAAGAGCTCAAGGTTGCTGTTGGCAATATTGCGCGCGGTGAAATGCCAGACCCTTACGACTATGATGATAAGCATGAATATTACAAGGCTTTGAAATTATGGGAAGGTGAAGGCGGAACGGCTAGCAATGCAAAAACAGAGCAAGCACCTGAAAAGTCAGTTAATAAACAGGCTAATGATGAAGCTGAGTTTTATCTATACCAACGCGAGCAAGAATTAACAAAGATTCTTCCTGATTATGAAAGCGTTAAGGCTGACTTAACAAAGACATTAACGGAAAAGTACAACGTTGAAAGCCCTGAAGATGTGTTTATTGCATTTTCTGACATAGCAAAACAGAACGGAACTGATATTGCCAAAGCTCTGTTTGTTATGAACAAAATCCCGTCGATACTTGACGAGTTAAACAAGGCTAGCAACCCTTTTGCAATCGCTAAAATATTAGAGAAAGCAGCTGGAAAAGTTAAAACTCGCACGCCAAAAAACATTGATACGCAACCAGAGCCAGAAATAACAAACACTGGTGTAGTTACCGGTGGTACGGATAAGCTCAGGAAAGCTTGGGTAAAAAACCCGACCAATGCCAACTACACCGCTTATATGAATTCTAAGAAAAAGGTGAACTAAAATGAGTAACGAATTTACGCATGACAAAATGTGCGTTATCGCTGAAAAAATGGCAGAAGAAACAGGCATGAAAATGTCCCTCTCTAAGTCTTTAGAGACTTGGAATATGGGCGCAGATGCTAATAGTGACGAAGCCACAAGTGCTAGCGATAACTCAAATGATAACGGTTCAGACCGCGAATACATCGCGCAAGAATACCGCTTTGAAATCAAAGAAGGCATTGTCTCTTCTGATGCTGACTTTGAGGATATTATTGACCGAAACATTCCGATCAACCGCGAACGCTCATACCGAGCATTGGCGCAAATTGACAGTAAAGGCTTACGCAACCCTAACCGCCTTGATAAGGTTGGTCGTGGTATGGGGCGTGACTTAGCAACCAAGATTGATGTTTATTGTTATCAGCGCATGATTAACCAAGCAACAATGATTATTGCTAACCCTGGCGATTTCACGCAAGACCAAGCGATAGATGCTGAAGTGTTAATGCTAAACCGTGGTTTAGGTGGTTATGATAAAAACCTATTCTTGTCTAATAAACATTACGCTAACGTAGCTAAAACACTTGGCGCCAATCAATATTACGGTAAAGAAGGTATTCCTGCTGATGCGCTGGGTAAAGCTATGATCCCGAATCTAGCAACGTTTAACACCATGCGCTCTGATTACCTGCTAAATCTAACAGGCAATACCTCTGCGGGCTTAGTTATTAACGGTAATCAATCACATACAGTTGCAACATATGACGCGGGCAATAATTTCTTTTTAGATAACCGCTTTATGACGTTAGCAATCACTGGCGCAACAACTGGAACAATGCCGGTAGGCACGAAGTTTTCTATTGCTGGTGTTGGTGCGTTACATCCTGAAACTCGCGAGCCCACAGGTGACCTACTAACGCTTACCGTTGAAACAACAGGCGCTGGCTCTGTTGTTGTTGCTCCTGCTATTGTGACCTCGGGACCGTTCCGTAACGCTTCAGCTATTGCGGCAGACACAGCAGCGGTTACTATTTTAAATATAGCAACCAGTGCGCCATCTATGTTCTACACGCCTCAATCAACTTTTTTAATACCTGGTCGCTTACCTATTGGTGATAACGCCGGTGTTAAATCTGTTGAAGCAAGCACAGAGCAGGGGTTACCTATGCGCATGACGTACAAGCAAGATTTCCATGGTGAAAACTACCAAATTAAATCGCTTGTGTATTTTGATTGTCAGGTTGTTTACCCTGATCAACTTGGTCTGATTCTTAGCAATCAAACTTAATTAAAAACAACAACCAAATAGGGCGGCAATAGCCGCCTTGTTTTTTGGGGGCTATATGATTCATGTTTATAAACTTGGTGGCGACTGGGTAACGAAAGACGGCTTAAATTACACGATAAAAGCAATCAATAACGAAGATAGAGAAAAAGCATTATCTTCAGGTTGGTTTATTGGTTTAGCTGACGCTGAAAAAGCTGATAAAAAACCAGTTAAAAAGGTGACTAAAAATGTCGATAACAAAGATTGAACTTGCTAACGCTGCACTTGAAGAGCTGCGAATAAGTGGCATAACAGTTAACCCAAATAACAGAGATGTTAAAAGCGCAATCATAAAGCTTGATACACTCATGGCAAGCTGGGAAAGAGAAAATATATGTTTGGGATATAACAAGCCGCTATCGTATGGGGGGTCATTTCCTAACGACGAATCAGGAATACCAGCATATGCTGAACATGCCGTTATTGCTAACTTAGCTAAATCATTGTGCGCTAGCTTTGGTAAGCAGTGCAACATAGAGACGCTAAAAGAAGCGAAGCAAGGAAAAGATAATCTTTATGATGTAACGTTGCCACAACGCGACCCCAACCCTATTATGCCGGTTGGCTCTGGTGCTTCATATAGATATTACGGCAACAGCTATTTCTGCAAGTATCAAACTGATACAGAGCAAGCGCCTGATAACTGCTCTACTATTGATATTAAAGTAGGGCAAACTGCCGAGTACAATATAAACTTTAGTGAGTCAATACCAGCGGACAACACGATAAATAGCATTGAGGTAGAGGATAGCGCAGGACTTACCGTTGTTGACAGCTCGTTTAATGGCGGCATTGTTACACTTAAATGTACCGGCGTTACACAAGGCTTTTTTGTTGTTAAGGTTACGCTTAATTACGACCCTTCAGCGCTAGTTGAACCATTCGCAGTCAACTTTAACGTGGTCGAGGTTTAGTGATTGTTCGTTAATTCCACTAATGTTTTTATTGTGTTAAACTAGCCCTATATTCACTAGGGCTTTTTATTATGCAAATTCCACTAATCAAGGGCGATAAGGTAGATAACAATGTTGATTATCGCGACGCCCTACCCGTAAATTATTACGCTGTTATGAAAACAATTAAAGGCGTTGAGGGCTATATGCTCAACTACTACGGCTTAACTGAATTAGCACAAGGCGAAGGTGTTAGTCGTGGCGCAATATGGGTTGCTCGCCCTACCCTTGAGGGGCATTATCGCGTATCTGGCCAGTCATTTATTAGAGTGAACGACAATGGAAGTGTAACCGTTTTAGGTGAGGTATTAGGGGGTGGTCAAGCATCATTAACATACTCACTAAATAACATAGCAATCGTGGCTAGTAATCGCCTTTATTATTACAATAAAATTAGTGGACTTAGAGAGATAACATCGAGCGGAGTTGTTGGTGATATAGTCGATATTGTGTGGGCTGATTTTCGTTTTATTGCCACAGACGGGGAGTATTTATATCAATCAAGCGAGCTAGACGAAGAGGTTTTTGAGCCTGCCGCCTTTGTTGGTTCTGACTTTCAGCCAGACAGTGTTGTGGGTGTTGGACTTGATGAAGATAATGAACTAATAGCGTTTAACTCGTTCTCTACTGAATACTTTAGAAATATAGGTGATGAAAACTTTTCATATGTTCGTATTGAGCAGAAAGCGATAAAAGCCGGTATTATCGGCACTCACTGCAAGGCAGAGCATGAAGATCAATGGTATTGCTTAACACGCCGCGAAAACACACAGCCACAATTTTCAATCATTCAATCTGGCACATGGCAATCAATAACAAACAGAGAAATAGAGAAGGTTCTCGCTGAATACACAGACGATCAACTATCTACTACTGTTATTGAAGTTTTTACAAAAGACGCAACTACATGGATGCAGGCAAACTTACCAGATAAAACGTTAATGCTAAACGTTACTTTGATGAAAAGCGTGGGTATAGATTATGCGTGGTCTATACTAAAAAGCGATGTTTTAGGTGATGATGATTTTAGAGCTAAGGATTGCCTTTATGATCCAAGGTTTTCAAAGTGGATAGTTGGCGATAAAATCGATGGCACAATAGGTTATCTTGATGATTCAGAATGCACTCACTATGGTGATGTTGTTGAAGGATTGTTATATACGCCGGTAATACACGAGTTAGAAACACTGTCAATCAATGAAATACGCGTTGAAACTATCCCAGGCATAGCGCCGAGCAATGATGCGACTGTGTTTATCTCGCGCTCTGATGATATGCGAGTAGATGGCAACGAGTGGACGCAGCTTTATGGTGATAACTACGATTACAATCAACGCTTCATAATTACCAGGCTAGGCGTTGTGAATCACGATGTTAGCTTTAGAATAAGAACTGCGTCTCGCTCAAGAATGTCATTTTGTAACTTTAATTTGAGTGCGTCATAATGGCGGTATTTCCCGAGAGTGTCGCAAAAAACAGGGCTTTACTTAGTAACAGTCAATTAAAGCGACTGACAAAAGAAAGCGGCGCCCCTTGGCCTGAAATTCTCATAAAAGACTATCAGGGCATATTAAAAGATGCCGTCGAAACAATAGCAATAGTCGGCGAGATTACAGACCAAAGCGAAGCTAACAGAATAGCAATTGAGATTTTGCAGCTTGAAGTTGAAGATTTGCAAGATGCTGTTATATTTTTACGTGAAGATGTTGATGGTCTAATTGATAGAGTTGCAGAAATAGAAGCCAAGGAGATTAAAGTTTTCACCACCTCCATAAGTTACACAGCCGAGCCATACCAAGTTATTTTATGCACAAATACAACACCCATAAACATAACACTAAACCCTACGCCGTCATTGAATGAGATAGCGAACATAAAAAGAACTAACGCAGAGGTAAATATATTGGGCACTATCGACGGGTTAACAAATTGGACGTTAAACGTTCAACGATACAGTATGCAATTGATTTTTAATGGCACAGATTGGAGTGAAATTTAATGTCTAATAATGTTTTTCCTGACCCGATGAATGTAAACATATCATCACCAAACCCTTTACCCGTTGATACCGGTGCTGCTACCACCGCCTTTGGTGAAATGTCTGTTGCTCAACTGACGCCACTAATACAAATAACAGCACAGCACGGCATCAGGGGTAATGTTATTGAGGCTAATTTAGGCGGCACAACAACAGAAGTTGATTCTAATTTTGTTATCTCAACAGGTACAGGTGCATCAAATGTTGCCGCACTGGTTTCAACCGCACAGGCACA